TTTGCTTCTAGTGTGTCTCTGCAAGGTGGGTACAAGGTAGTAATTCTGGATGAGGCTGATTACCTTAATCCTCAATCAACCCAACCTGCCTTGCGGGGATTCATCGAAGAGTTCTCTAACAACTGTCGGTTTATTCTTACTTGTAACTTTAAAAACCGTATCATTGAGCCACTACATTCTCGTTGTGGTGTATATGAATTTAATACATCTAAGAAAGATATGGCAGATCTTGCTGCTCAGTTTTTTAAACGATTTACTGAGATACTTGATATTGAGAAGATACCATATCAAAACAAGGTGATTGCTGATTTGATTATGAAGCATGCACCTGATTGGAGAAGAGTTCTTAATGAAGGACAACGACGATCTATTGGTGGCTTTGATGCTGTTGGTACTGACATTGGTAGTATTGACAGTAGCATTGATCAACTAGTACAACACCTCAAAGGTAAACAGTTTAAGAAGATGCGAGCATGGGTTGTCAATCACATGGATGTTGACACCGTTGCAGTCTTCCGAGGACTGTATGATACTATGTTCCAACATGTTGATGATAGTAGTATCCCCCAGCTAGTTCTTATTCTTGCTGACTATCAATATAAAGATTCCTTTGTTGCAGATCATGCTATGAGCCCGTTTGATTATTTGAATTCTATTAATCATAGTAAGAAAGATGTTATGATTGACGATATGACCGAGAAGTCATATAACAGTTTTATGATCAATAGATCATTAAGCTACTTTCAAGACACAATATCGTTTGCTAATATTGTAAACAGATACCATCACCTCGATCCTAAACTCCAATATCACTTTCTTATAAATATCATACGAAAACGTAAAAGATTTTCGAAATGGATTAAACCTGAACAGGTCAGTGATATTGAAGTGATTAAGCAATACTATGGTTACAGTAACGAAAAAGCCAAACAAGTATTGCCTCTTCTGTCACCTGAACAGATAAAAATAATAAAGAAGAAGGTGAGCAAAGGTGGAAGAAAGTAACGTTATTGAATGGCAGCCAACGGATATGTTGGAAGTCGTCTTAAACGAACCAGATGATTTTTTAAAGGTTCGAGAGACACTTACCCGTATTGGTGTAGCCTCCCGCAAAGACAAAAAGTTATTTCAATCATGTCACATACTACACAAGCAGGGCAGATACTTTATCGTCCACTTTAAAGAGTTGTTTATGCTTGATGGTAAGAAAGCTAATCTAGAATCTAATGACATTGAACGTAGGAATACAATTGCTACATTGCTAAGTGATTGGGGTCTAGTTGAAATAGAAGAGAAGGGTACATTAGAATGTGCTCCTCTACGTCAGATTAAGATTATTCCTTTCAAAGAAAAGGCGCAGTGGGAACTGTGTCCCAAATATAACATTGGAAATAAATAAATTTATCTGTTGACTTGAAAGTCAAAGATACTATATATACTATAGCGATGCGGAATGATCCGGTCGTAACACAATCTTGCTTGCTCAAAAGGAGATAACAATGACAGGCTTACAAACACTATTCCCGCGGTCATCTTTTGTTGGTTTTGACCATCTGTTCAACGAACTAGAGTGGACAGCTAAACATGCTCAAGACCATTATCCCCCACATAATATTATTAAAGCTGGAGATCAAGAATACTTGATTGAACTAGCAATTGCTGGGTTTACAAAGGATGAGATATCTGTAGAAGTTAAAGATAGAACCTTGACTGTTACAGGGGAACACGTCTCTAAAGGTAGAGAGTTTATCCATCGTGGCATTTCGACAAAGAAATTTAAACGAACCTTTAGGCTGTCCGAACATGTAAATGTAAACGGAGCAGATATTCAGGATGGTATTCTGGCAATCGAATTGCAGTATGTCATTCCAGAAGAAATGCGTCCTCGTAAAATCAATATTGGTCAAACGAGGAACGAAAATGACACAAGCAATACTAGCGGCCCACAGCTACTCAACGAGGGCAATTGAACTACTTTTTGAATCGTTTAGAACTTTTAGACAGTATAGAATTGAAAGAAAAGCAATTCGTCAAACTGAAAAAGAGCTTTCTAAACTTACTGATTATGACCTAGCGGACATTGGAATTTGTAGAGGTGATATTTATTCAATCGCCCGATCAAAATCAACTATTGAGAATTGCATGGTAAATCGCAATTTGAAAGGTTGGGTCTAATGACAACTATGGTAGCAAACTATTTCTTCTCGCCCTTGTCGGGATTGTGGTCTTCAATCGATCGTTATTCGCAGATGGTTGGATACTCGAGAGCGGCATCGGAGCTCGCAAGAATGGGCATGCACGAGGAATCGAAAGCGTGTATGATGGAAATAAAGAAGTTGCAAGATAAGTAGTATTCATATATAATGTGTAGGGGCTGTGATGGCCCTTACCAAACACACACAACACAGGAAAATAAAAATGACAAACCCTTATCAAATCCGTACAGATATTTTGCAAATGGCAAAAGAAATGTTAGACAAACAGTATGATATGCAAATGGCAGTTGCTCATCAAGCAATGGATCTGTATAAAGAAAATGCTGACCAAGCATTAGAAGCATACAAAAAGTATGTTCCCAAAGCAATCACTCCCGAGGAAATCAAAGAGCAAGCTGAAAAGCTATATGAGTTTGTCTCGGAGAAGAAGTAAATGTATTCCGTTCAAGTGAAAGACACAGATGAAATCATTGCATTGTGTTCTCGTAGAGAGGATGCAGATGGCATCGCTAGTACTAAACTTGACGGTGTTCACTACATTGTGAAAAAACTTGATGATGGGCCTCACTTACGTGAGGTCTATCGATCTGTATACAATACGAGGTAACAATGGGAGAGGCATTAACAGCTGCATCCATCCTTGTTTTTCTTATCGTAGGATTCATTTGGATCGTTGTCTCAGAAAGTAAAAAGTAGTATAATATAGGCTTTATGTAAGTTCGGAGGGAATATGAACTTTTACACTAGCGTTAACCGATATGGTAACAACATCCTCTATAGAGGATTCGAAGATGGCAAACGTATTGATAAAAAGATACCTTACATGCCAACATTGTTTATTCCAACAAACAAAGAGACTGGATGGAATACACTACAGAATAATCCAGTCCAACCCGTCACCTTTGATACTATGCGAGATGCAAGAGATTTCATCAAGAAGTATGATGGTGTAGACAACTTTCCCATTTATGGTACAACTAACTATGTCAATCAGTTTCTTACTGATCGATTCCCTGGTGATATCAAGTTTGATAGAGATAAGGTCAATGTGACTTCTCTTGATATTGAGGTTCACTCGGAAGATGGTTTCCCCTTTGTTGCTAATGCTGCTCATCCTGTGACAGCTATTACAATGAAGAGCAATCAGTCAGACACATACTATGTGTGGGGGTTAAAAGACTATGATCCAGACAAGTGTCCCATTGAGGGAGTTACAGCAATCCATTATAAGAAGTGTAAAGACGAGATCGAGCTTCTATTGGATTGGTTATCTTGGTGGCATGATTCTCGGTACTGTCCCGATGTCGTTACTGGCTGGAATACTCGTCTATTTGACTTTCCATATCTTATCAATCGTGTAAAGAATATCATTGGTGGGGATGTCTATAAGAAGTTCTCACCATGGGGTGTAGTAGATCAACGCGACATTGTCATTGCTGGTCGTACTAACATTGCATATGAGATGATGGGTATCCAACAGCTAGACTATTACGACTTGTTTCGTAAGTTTGGATATGCATATGGTACACTTGAATCATACAAGCTGGACCATGTAGCTTTTATTGTTCTTGGAGATAAGAAGCTTTCGTTTGACGAAGTAGGCAATCTACAAAACCTATACAAGCAAGATCATCAGTTGTACATTGACTATAACATAAAAGATGTTCAGCTAATCGATCGCCTTGAAGAGAAGATGGGATTGATTACTCTTGCTATGACTATGGCATATCGTGGTGGTGTAAACTACTCTGAGACGTTTGGAACCACATCTATCTGGGACTCTATTCTCTATCGTTTGATGTATAAGGATCAGACTGTTGTTCCTCCTAAGGTTGCTAAGATCAAAGAGAAGTATCCTGGAGCATATGTTAAGGATCCTATGACTGGTAAGCATGACTGGGTTGTATCTTTTGATCTCAACTCTCTCTATCCCAACATCATTGTACAATACAACATGTCGCCTGAGACAATCATTGATGGAGCTATTCCTGGCATCAACGTTGATGCTATTCTAAATGATAAAGACTTTATCTTGGAGGACGACTATGCTGTAGCTGCATCTGGGTTACAATTCCGTAAAGATCAGCAAGGTGTTATTCCTAAGATCATTAAACAATACTACGACGAACGTAGAGCTATCAAGAATCGTATGCTTGAGGCTCAACAAGAGTATGAGTCTGGTAAGACTAAGAAGTTAGAGAATGAGATCAACACATTAGAGAATCAACAGATGTCTATTAAGATTCTTATGAACTCTTTGTATGGTGCTTTGGGTAACAACTACTTCCGATACTTCGATCGTCGTATGGCAGAAGCTATTACAACATCAGGTCAGTTGTCTATTCTGTGGGCTCAAGAAGCTATCAACAAAGAGATGAACAAGCTACTTGAGACGACTGATGTTGATTACATTATAGCTATCGATACAGATTCATTGTATGTTCGCATGAAGCCTCTGGTGGATAAGTTTGATCCTAACTCTCCTGTAGACTTTCTTAATAAGATCTGCTCAGAACACTTTGAGGATATCCTTGCAACTGCTTATGATGGGTTGTTTAGAAAGATGAATGCATACGAGAATCGTATGGAGATGGCACGAGAAGTGATTGCTGATAAGGCTGTGTGGATTGCTAAGAAGCGTTACTTCATGCAAGTACACGACAATGAAGGTGTCCGCTATGCAGAACCTAAGCTCAAGGTTATGGGTGTTGAGGCTGTTAAGTCATCTACTCCTCAGGTCTGTCGCGATCGTTTCAAAGAGATATTCAACGTTATTCTAAACGAAGGTGAGGAGGCAACACAGAAGTTTGTTGCTAACTTCCGTAAGGAGTTCTCTGCTCTCAATCCAGAAGATGTTTCGTTTCCACGTGGCATCTCTGACATTGACAAGTGGCACGATCGTAACGATGTTTACAAGAAAGCTTGCCCTATTCATGTGAGAGGAGCTCTGCTATACAATCATCATGTATCCAAGAAAGGCCTAGACAACCGATACGAAACTGTTAAGAATGGAG